TCCCCTAATAGTGTAGGCATAGAATATCCGCCAGAACCAGAAGCAGCTTCACGAGCCGCGTTTTCTTGGTTTTCTAGTAAAGTGGCAACAACCTGACGCTTATGTGGATCTTTAATAGGGTCAAGATCCCCATGTTCAAGGACTGGCTGCCATTTGTTCACTAGCTCTTCTGTAATATAAGACATTTTTATGTTTCTCCCTAATTGGTTAAAATTTTGAAAAGTCAGCCTTTTCTTTGTTTATAATATTTATAATATACTTACTTCTTTAGAGACCTTGAGATAGCTGCTGCATAGCCTGCCATCTTCGGATCAATAGAAGATCCTTCAGGTTTCGCCTCTTCATCAAGAGGTTCATCAGTTTCACCCACTAAATCAGCTACTTCTTTATCATTATCGACAGAGAAATAACTTTCTTTAATTATTGATAGTTTCTTTTGAAACGATTCTTTATCTTTGAACTCAACACCTTCGGCTAGAGATTGTAACTCTTCGTTCTTAGCTGCAAGCTCTTCAACTACATCTACTTTTGTTTCTGGAATATCAATATAATGATCTTCGAAAAGATTCTTTAATCCAGACATAAAGTCTTCAGTTAGTTCAGCTTTCAAACCTTGCTCGATAGCAAGTTCGTTATCTTTAGCCCATGACTCTACAACATAGTCTAAATAAGTATCCATTTTCTCAGATAACTCATCTTTGATAGCTTGAGTATCTTGAGCAAAAGACTCATTAATTGTAGACTTATAGTTTTCAATGTGCTCATTAATTTTTGTTACTACTGCAGTTTCGAATATAGTAGCTGCTTTTTCTTTGAACTCTTCAGAAAGGTCTTCTTCTCCAAATAGTGCTTTAACGTCGTCTTTAACGTCAACGTCTGCTGCAGTTACTTTGTACTCAGTCTCTTCCATTTTAGGTTTCTTCATAGCATTCATTGGCATTTTCATACCTGACATCATATTCTTCATTTCACTTGCAGGTTTCATTGCCATTGAATACATCATTTCGACTGCATCTTTATTCATACCACCCATTTTTTTCATCATTGCATTGATCATACCCATTTTGGTACCTACTTCTTTAGGCTTTTCCATTTTGGATGATCCTTGTTTAGGTGCTACTTTGTCTCCTTGATCTTTACTCGGACCAGGAGCTGTTGCTGTTGTTGATGTTGGCTCAGGAACTTCTGAAGGGTCACCCATTGATGCCTTGAATTCATCTAGCTCCGTTGGCTGACTATCTTCAATTGCTTCCTGATCTTGTTTAAGATCTTGTTCAGACATAATTTTTCTCCTTAATTTATAGTCTAGTTTTACTAATTATTTATAATATTTTAAAGTTTTGAAAGAAAATCTGCAAATATCTTCAACTTAGCTCCTTCAAGATCTGCTTTAGATGTTTTATGAATTTCTTTCCTATATTCATTAACTTGAGCTTCTCTCAAAACTCCGTTATCCCAAACCCATTCTTTGCCTTCCATAATACCTTCAACAAATGCATCTGGTGCACTTGGATCAGCTACAATGTCAGCAGCGGTGGCTAAATGATAATCCTTTTGTACAACTTGGGAATCTCCATTTTGTTTTAGTGATCCCATTCCTCTTGAACTAACTCCTAGTTTAGCTCCTTCGTCCATTAAATTCTTTACTATTTTACCATATGGTGTATCCATAATTTTAGCTTCACCAATATAGTTTGTTCCATCTTTAGTAAGATCAGTAATCATATGACTTACTCTTTCAAGATTTATAGTAGGACCACTTGGATGTCCTAACTCACCATATGCTCTATTTTGATTAACGTAATTGTCAGTATATTTTTTTACTTGTTCATCAAGAACTTGCATTGGATAAACTCTTCCATTTCTATTCTTGATTTCACCTTGCATGAACACACCTTTGATCTTATAATCTTTTTGACCATTCTCATTGGCTTCAGTGATATATTGAAC